TTATACTTATCAATCAATTCCTTTATCTTCATCGCGGTCATCTTGGTATGGTCCATATTTTTCGGAATACTAATAAAAGTCGGTTTGCCGGTTCCTTTTGGTATCATAATATAGGGTCCGTGTGGTCCAGTTTTAATATATACCTTGGTCTTGCCAATTAGGAAAGTATTTTGGTCTTTCTCCTCTGACTTGGTATAAAGTGATTTTGCTAATTCCAATGTCATATCGTCCTCGTTATCAATATCTTTTATACCGACAATTTTACTCCCAACCTTAAAATAGAAACCAAATTTACCCTTGCAAAGATTTGTATGCATTGCTCCAACCTTACCCAGATATTTGGGATATTTAAATGCCTCAATTGCGATATCAATATCTACATCATCTGGTTTAATATCACCAATACTCCCATATTTCCATTTTGATTTTGATACTTTTTGTTCGACTTCTTTCTCATCATCACTTTCTTCTTCTCCACTAGAGCCATCTTCACAAATCAACATCTTAACACACCAACCATATTTATTTTTCGATAAATATACTTTACATCCATCGTGGTCTCCAAGATATTTATCATCATTTTTCATCATTTCTTTTGGCGGTGCTTCTTTATTCAATCTCTCAACAATTGGATTAAACACATCATAATATTCTTTCAATACATTATACCATTTGGCTTTGCCCTCGGCAATCATATCAAGCATATTCTCCATATTAGCCGTAAATTCAATCCCCATAACTGGCTCAAAATGAGTCATCATAAAGGTATTAACTGTTTTACCTAATTCAGTTGGGACCAGTTTTTGTTTTTCTGCACCAACTTTAACCGTTTTTCTTTTCTCCTTAATAACCCCATATTTCTTATTATTAATACTAAGAAGGTCTACATCCTTGGCAATCCCCTCAATATTCTTAATTTCAACATATTCTCTCTCAATAACTTTGCTGATAATACTAGCATATGTTGAAGGTCGCCCAATCCCTTCTTTCTTGAGATACTTGATAAGACCGGCTTCATTGTAGTGGAGTGGTGGTGATTTATGGGTTTCATTCATTTCCGTTTCAATATGCTCGACAATATCATCTTTTTTAATTTCTATTAATCCTTTTTTATTTTCAGTCTCACTTGTCATATCATTATATAGTGCCAGATAACCGTCAAATTTAATCTCCTCAAATGACGCCCGATATATAGTACCATCTGGCAAAATTGTTTTTTTACTATTCAATAAATTGATATCCACTGTCTGAACATCAATAATCGCGCTACTCATAAGGCTGGCAACCGCTCTCTTCCAAATGATATTATATAGTTTCTTCATATCCTCGCTGACTTTTTCTTTGTCATCAATATTACTAGTATCAATATGAGTTGGGCGGATGGCTTCGTGGGCTTCTTGTGCATGGTCTTTACTATCCTTATTTTTCTTATTATTCCCTCGAAAGGTATAATATTCTTTCCCATAATTTTGAATTACATATTTCTCAATCCCATTAACTGCTTCTTGAGATAATGCCGTGCTATCAGTTCTCATATAGGTAATATAACCACCTTCATATAGTTTTTGTGCTACTTCCATTGTCCTCTTACTATTCATTCCATACATTGTCGATGCTTCCTGCATCAATGTAGAGGTAATATGAGGAGGCGGTGGATTTCTTTTTGATTCTTTCATACTCACATTACTAATAATACATTGTGTTGTTTCTTTGATAGACTGCAATATTTTAATGGCTGTTTCTTTATCTTTCACATTATACATTTCATTGTTGAGAGTAAGTGTAGCAGATATTTTGGTATTATTATGATTAAACGTAGAAATACTTTTGAAAAATGGTTTGTCGATTAATTCTTGGATAGCCGTGTCGATATTATTTTCCATATCCACAATAATCCTAACAACAATCGATTGAACTCGTCCCGCTGATAGTTTCCCCTGTAGGTGTTTCTGTAAAACGGGCGAAATCAAATAACCCATCAACCTATCCAAAAGGCGCCGTGCTTGTTGTGAATAAACCATATCCATATTAATAGTGGATGGATTTGCAACCGCGTCCATAATGGCTTTTTTGGTAATTGAATTAAAAACAATTCTTTTGGGATTTTTTACATCCAAGGTAGTGGCAACATTATAACCAATCGCCTCGCCCTCTCTATCCAAGTCAGACGCAATGATAACTTCATCACAATCTTTCATATTATAGATAAGATTAGATACAACTTTCTTTTTATCCGGAGTTACGATATAATTAGGCTTGAAATTATTGGCTACATCTATTGATAGGGACTTTGGGTCCAAATCCATAATGTGTCCAAAACTAGCAACTACTTTATAATCACTCCCAAGAATGGATTCTATTTTCTTGGTCTTATTAGGCGATTCAACTACTACTAGATATTTGGTCATATTAAATATGTAATACATTATGTTTAAATTTATTTTTTATCAATTTTTATTTGTGGGATCGCTTGAATAAATAATAATTATAAAATATATAATAATGTTTGAGCAATATATTGCGAACGAATTAAATCAATATTATGATACCATACAAAACTCTAAATTAAAGGATATTATTACATATTCTCTTGAAGGTGGCAAATGTATACGGGGTTTTATAGTTAAACATATAATTGAAACATTAACTGGAAATACTACCCCTTGGCAACCAGTTGCATCAATTGAATTGATTCACGGTATCAGTCTAATATTAGATGATTTACCGTGTATGGATAATGATACGATGCGCCGCGGGAAACCTTCGACGTTTGCACGTTTTGGTGAGCGTCAATCTATTCTTGTATCAATGTATGGTATATCAGAAGCATTTAAAATTTTATTCAGTGGATTAAAAAATATAAATAACAATATTTATAATATTGAATCAATTGAAATGATAATAAACAAATGGAGTGAATTTATCGGGAGTAATTTAGTGGTTGGACAAATGATGGATTTCCGTGATAATATTGGTGAATTATTAAATGTTGATATTCCTTCAAACAATACTAATCTTATTTATTATAAAACCAGTTCATTGTTTGTTTTTGCTTTTATATTGGGTGCGATATATAGCGGGAATAATAATTTAGAGGACTCCCAAATGGAAGACTTTCAAAATATGGGTTTACATTTGGGTATGATGTATCAAATAATGGATGATAGTAATGATGTAGAAAAGGATAATATAAATAATAATATCATTTTATCACACGGTAAAGAAAAATGTAAAGAAATGTATAGTAAGGCACAATATGAATTAGTTGAATTATTATTGCGTTATAATCTTATGACACCTATGTTTGAGAAATTAATAAATACAATTACAAATAAAATAAATTTATAGAATAAATATATGGACAATATATTTAATTCAATTATCGGGGTAGTAATTGGTGTTTTTATGATTATTGCTTGGTTACCTACTATTTTCTTTACTGAAATAAATAATAAAGGTAACCGCCTAGAAATGGAAAAATTAAAACAATATTTAAATAAACCAGAATTTACAACTATATCGGATAAGTTGACTGGTACCGGTATTACGAGTGATATAAATTATAATGATACTAATTTAAAATTACCATTCACTGTCAGTAACTATATTTATATATATTACACGGGTACATTAGAAACAACCACTAAAACTGCAGATAATAAAACAGAAACGAAAGTTGACTTTGTTGATAGTCAATTTTTTAAAAATGGTGATATTACATGGGCTAGTAATATTATTACCAATGATGACGAATTAAAACACTTATCGACAATGATAGAAACAAACGAATTTAACATAAATACAACTGAAAAACTTACATTGACATTTTATGGTATTAGAAATAATACTGTTATAAGTAAAGTATCAGGATTAAAAATACACGAAGATGAAATAGATATGAAAGTATATGATTATGAATTAGGTGCAGATAAAGAAACAGTAATTAGAAATATCATAAATAGAAAATCAAATGATAATATGGTTCAGAAATGGCTTGGTAGAATTGGAACATTTTTATTATTATGTCTTGGTTTAATGGCATTAATTTCACCATTAAGATATGCTGTAAATATTGGAAATAATATACCTGTATTAAATGTTATATTAACTCCATTTAAATGGTTGGTTGGTTTATATGATGTAGCCAGTTTTATAATTGCAATCATATTAACCGTACTTATGACATTATTTGTATATACATTAGTAAATTATCCAATTATATCATTATTACTAGGTGGTATAATTACAGGTCTTACATTATATTTAAAAAAATAAATTAAAAAGGCATACTATCAATAATATGTTTGGTATCAATTGGAAAAACTGGATTGATATATTCATCAGTTAATTTTATCATTTCATCAATAGACAATGGATTTTTAATTTCATACGGTACAATATCATTATAATTCAATACTACTGAACCATAATAATCTCTAAATTTAGTATACCCACCTGCGATTTTATCAGAAAAGCGTACCCATAAACATTTAATATTATATGCGTGAGCTGCAATAATTCCGTGTAAACTAGATGAAAGTATCATTTTACATTCTAATAATTCGCGTATAACCATTTCTACTGGATTGGTTATATTAATTATTTTTATTCCTTGAGTATTTTTAAATATTTTTTTACATAAATCATAATCAATGTAATGTGGGATTAATCCGATTTTATATTTTTTATTTATTACTGGATTATAAAAATATGGTAAAATTAAACCTATATCACCATATACTTCTGGACAATCATACCCTAATTCTATACACCGTTGTCTAGATAAAGGACCTCTTACTGATATAATTTCTTTTGGTTTAGAAAATTTATCATTATGAAACATTATACCTGAACCCCAAATAATACTATTATCACGGGCTTGATTTAATATTGAACCAGCGCCAAATACAACATCGTTATTACCCCCTCCTTTAATGTCATTTATTGGTTTCATACCCGTTCTTTTAATATATATATATTCAGTAATCATATCACCAAAATTTGAATTATTTTTACATTTACATTTACAATAATATATATACTTATATTTACTCTGTTTTTTAATTTCATTTATTTTTATACCGTGATAAGTCCCTTTCCAATTACTATTATTCCAGTGAGATATTTTCGTTGTGTTATTCAGATAAAATAATTGACAAGGTGTTAAATTATTTGGGTCAATATACCAATCTAAATGTTTAGCTGAATAGGGAGCAAAAAATCTTACACTGTTACTATGGGGAAATGAAGGGGGTAAATTATTGGTCGCGAATAATTGGAATGTTGTATCTGTATTACATAATATATATTCATAATTATTCCCATTAAAATTAATAGTTTGGCGTTTACTTCCCCAAAATTGGTCAGTGTGACCCTTAATTACTTCTTGTTTTCTTGGATAATAATCTGGTATATCATTTATTTCTAACATAGGACCAACCGTTATACATTTTAATTTACTTAAGGCATATATATATAATTCTAATATATCACCATTTATTTCACTGAACATTATATCTGGGTCTGTTATAACACAATATTTACAATTTTTATTTTTTGATATATAATCTTTTACTGAATTAATAACGGTATGATGGTTATTTACACTGCTATGATAAACAGTATAACCATTCTTCTTTTTATCCTTCAAATATTGAACTGTTTCATAATAATTTGATGCAACATTATGAAATATTATTTCAAATGGTGTTTTTATATTTTTTTCATATGATTCAACCGTCTTTTTTAGTATTTCATATTGATTATGAACTATAATAAATATAGGAATTTTAGACATTATTATATTTAATAAATAAATTACGACAACTACAATTAATAAACGGATAATGTCCTAGCAGATGGGTCAACATAATTGCTTACTTCATTGCCGTCTTTATCCCATTTCGGTTGCCAGTAATGAGGAATAATATTGAGTCGCTTTGTTCCATAATGATCAATAAATAATTTCTTATAATATTGAGCTTCTCTAGGAAGTGCTTCTTTTGGAAGTGCTTCTTTTGGAAGTGCTTCTTTAGGAAGTGCTTCTTTTACATCGTCTTTATATACTTTTTCGATATGTTCCTGAATCATAGTATACCAAGAACGTTCCGTGCTACTAACACCATCCGAAAATGCTTCCTTCTTACGCCATAGTACTTCATTTGGCAGTAGGTTTAGTCCATCAAATGCTTTTCTCAAAAGATATTTTTCAACATTGTAAGTTGATGGCATACGATGGTGTGGGTCTACAGACCAATAAGTTGAAATAAATTCTGGGTCCAAAAAGGCAATTCGTCCTTCCAATCCCCATCTAGCAATACAACGGTCAGCACGTCGTCCATCGTACAGATGAATTTTTTTTACATATTCTTTCGCGGTTTCATCTAGTTCATCTGCACTTGGTGCATAATAGTTAAAAAGATAAGAACTACATACTTCATCAGGTCCTTCACCTACCATAACCACCTTACAATCCGTATGTTCGGAAATATATTTGCAAACCAAATATTGACCCACTGATGCGCGAATTGTTGTGGTATCCCAGGTTGCAGTTGTTCGTACTACATCGTTAATGGCATTTAATCCTTCCTCTTCTGTGAAATATACTTCAGTATGATTTGAACCAATATGTTCTGCTACCATCTTGGCATACTTCATATCAGTTGAACCCTTGATACCACAACAGAAAGTCCTGATTTGTTTCCCAAGAATCTTAGCACTAATACTCGCCACTAAACTACTATCAACACCACCAGAAAGCAAGAATGCAATCGGTCTGTCTGCATGGAGACGTCGTCTGATACTGTTTGTGGTTGCATTACGAATACTCTTAAGAACTTGTTCCATATCACTGCTATCTTCAATATATTGCCGGTCGTAACTATTATATAGTTCTTCAGTAAAATCATAATTTGTTGTTTCATAATCAAAAACATTCTTTGATACCATTCTGATTGTTCCAGGAGGAAACTCTTCAATCTCACCTTCATAACTAGTCATACCAATTGGCTCTGAACTATACATATCAATACTACTACTATCCTTGACTGTATATAATGGTCTCACACCAATCATATCTCGCCCAACAACATAACGAGTCAGTTGTTTCATATTATCAAATTCAAATAGCACAAATGCAAATTCACCTTTGATTTCATTTTCAAACAACATAACAAAGTCATCAAAATCATTTGAAATATATAGCTTGGGAATAACAAGACAATCACTTGTCCCAACATTCAGGCTATATTTCTTATCCAATTCTTGAAAGTTATAAATTTCACCATTGCAAATAAAAACAATGGTTCTGTCCAAATCATTAATAAGATAGGGTTGGTTGGATTTAAAACTGTTATCCATAATAGGAAGACGATGAAATCCAACATAGGTTTGACTAAATGTCTGAAAATAACTGTTTTCAGGACCCCTATGTTTAAGGTTCCAAAAATCAGCTAGATATTTAGCAATATCATTTGAATTACTGTTTTTTTCAATTAAAGCCCAAATACCGCACATTATAATATAACGGTTATAAATAAATGTGTTTTTATATCAATTTTTATTCGTGAGAGAGATTTTTGTAAAAATCTCTCTTACGCGAATAAGTTATGATTGGGAATCTTATGATTTTTTATATAAAAAATCATACGCCACTATCAATTTTTATTTTACACCTTTGCACATTTAAAACGCCGACTTACCGACAAAAAAAATATACAAAAATGTAAAAATTTGGTTATAACACATCGTGAAATGTGTATGAAGTCTTAACTACTGCGACAAAATATTTCTGGTCTTTTCCCAGTGTTAAATATAGATTTAACTATTTTTAACATATTTTGCACAGCGTTCTTGTCTCTGTTATGGAATATTTCGCTTTTATGCTTAATAGATTGACATCTCAATATTCCATGACATAAGTCTGTTTCGCCTTTTCTTTTTGGTTTTTTACTTGGTTTTTCTAAAAACTTTTCTATTTCTTCATTACAACAATTACAAAGTTTTGATGTTCTAAATTCATTTACCAAATATGTTTTATAACCTGCATTTTTAAATATTCTTCTAA